TCTAACCATCTCTTTAATCCATAGAAACTTTTGAAGTAATCATTAATAACCTCTGTTGCTTCTGTTTTGCTAAAGAACTTGCCTGAATCTTTTGTAACTTGCTCACTAATTTTAGCAGGACCTGCGCCATACATTATACCAAACGTAACAGCTTTTGCCTGTTGTCTTTCTACGGAATAATGTTCTGCTACATCTTCTACATCACAAGGTAAGTTAAATACTAGCTTAGCAATTGAAGAGTGAAAGTTACCGCCTTCTTGAAATACTTTTTGTAGGTTTTTATCTTTTGCTAGTATTGCAGCAACATAAACCTCTGCTGTTGTCAAGTCCATTGCGACAATCTTATATCCCTCTTTTGCTTTGATACAACCTTTAACAATCGGATTGTCTCGTGGTATCTGTTGCATATTCAGTTTACCACTAGATGAAAGTCTGCCTGATGTTGTTCCGTGTAGATTAAAGTTTGTTCTTAATCTTCCATCACGATTAAGTGCAGGAATGATCTTATCAAGATATGTATTCTTAATCTTAACCTTCTGACGAATCTGAAGAATTAAATTAGGAATAGCATGCTGCTCAGCAAGTTTACCTAATACTTCTGCATTTGTAGAATCTGCTCCAGTGCCTGTCTTGATTCCTGTTGGGGCTAGACCTACATAGTCAAATAGCAACTCTCTTAGTTGAATTGTAGAGTTTGGATTAAACTCTTTACCTTTTTCACTTTCAAACTTTTGTACTTCTTCAAACTCATATAGTTTTTCAACTGCACTATCAATATCTACTTGCATTAGTTGTGTGGATTCTTTCAGTCTATCAACATCAAACGGCACTCCGTTATTCTCAATATCTCTAAGAAATCTACAGCCTGGTAAAAGAATATCTGTATATACTTTGTAAAAAGGTTTATCAATACAATAGTTTTCAAACTTTTGGAAAAGCAAGAATGTACAAACTGCGTCCATTGCAGCATAGTTTTTCATAACATCAAATGGAATCATTTCCCATTGGAAGTCTCCTTTTAATATACCATTTGCTTTTCTATAATTATCTATCCAATCGTACATAGGTTTTTCATAATCTCCGTAGTCTGTATACTTAAGAGATAGTTGTTTCAATCCATGTGTGCCAGGTTGTTCATCTATACAGTAGTGTAGTAACATGGTATCTTCAAATCTTGGAAACTTAAATCCAAAATGAAACTCAAAGAAACCCAAGTCAAACTTAGCATTGTGAAACACTACTCTTTTCTTGTCAAATAGTAGTTGCATGAGATGTTCTGCTCTTTCGTCAATGCAGTCTGCTGCAACATACACTCCGTGTTCTGGCTCATAACTCAGTGAGAAACCTAACATATAACCATCTCTAGGATATAGCGCAGTAGTCTCTGAGTCAAGTGCAATAAAGTCATAGTCTGAGTTTAGTGCGTTGTCTAGAAATACATATAGGTCTCTACTATCTGTAATTCCATAGCATTTATCGGTGTCTAGTTCTTTCTGTACAAGTTCACCAGTTATGTACTTCTCAGCACTCTCTACACTTTCTTTCCACAGTGTTTTCATTTCTGGTTTGAAACTAAGCATGGCTGGATTAATCAAAGGAATAAACTTCTTGTCTATAACTTTTCCACTATACTCAGTAACTGATGTTACTTTTGTAAAATATTTTACGGGTTCTGATCCTACGAGAATCACCCAATCATAATCTTCTAAATTAATCTCTAAGTCCACATCACCCTTTAGTACTTTCTTTTTAGTAGGGTCGGAACATAGAGCGAATCTGTCTGTTACAAAATCAAAGTTTAGTGTTCTTTGTGTACTTTGTTTTGTCTCAATCAGTGCTACTTTTGTCATAATATATACTCCTTAATTTTCTTACTTGTTCTATTGATAAATCTCCTGCATCATTTACTCCTGCAGGTAACTCCCTAATTTCTGCGCCTAGCTTTATTCTATCGCATATCTGTTTTATTTTCTCCGCTCCAATTCTTCCTGCCTCGTCATTGTCTAGTAAAATGTCTACTTTCTGAACACCTTTTAGTTTCAGCAAAGATAGTTTATCTTCATTTACACCAGATACTCCGAAACAGCACATAGCATTTGTAAGCCCGCCCATGTATAATTTTAAAGCGTCAAATATTCCTTCTGTTAGTATAACGCAGTCATTGATAGGCTTAGCGTTGATAGGGTATAAAGGGAGATTAGCACCAACGGGAGTATTGTAATATTTAGGTACAACTCCCCTTTTACCTCTACATACAAAAGCAACTATTTTATTTGTTATATCTTTTACAGGAAAACATAGTCTATCTGTAAAAGGACTAACAGGAGCAGTGAAGGTATCAAACTCTTCGTAAACCCACGGAGCAATCTGCCTAAAGTTTCCTTTATAGGGCATAGCTCCTGAAGGCATATCCTGTCCTGCACTTCCTTGTTGCTTTAGTTTAATCGTATTTAATAGTTTTGTTCTAGCTACATCTAATGTGTTTTGATGCATGCCATAAAATAAATGTAATTGTCCTTTATATCCACAGGAGAAACAATGAAAGATACCACTTTCTTTATCAACTCTCATACTAGGATTAGTATCGTCATGGTCATAGTTCAAACATCTAATAATAAAATCTTTACCAGATGATCTGTATTCTACATTCTTTTCATTTAATAGTTCTTCTACATTCATAATTCTTCTTGTGATCCTTCGTCATTATACATACTATCTTTCAATGCTTGTTTCTCTTGGGGATTCATTGCACTATCAGGGCCTATTCTTAGAGTCTCCCAATCTACTGAACTTGTAAATGATTTCATTTCTCTACTTCTCATTTTTACACAGTTAAATGTCATACAGTTATCTGTCTGCTCCCAAGTCTCTAGTGAGTAAGCTGCATCTGCCGCATCTAAAATACCTTTTGCAAATCTAGCTTCTCCACTAGAATCTGTTTGATAGGGCGAGAAAATCATTGCTTCATACTCTTGAGCATAAGCTTTCAATGCTTTACTTATCTCTACTTGTTCTATCCAATCATACTGACCTGATCGGTTTGGTCTGTTGTTTCTTTTAACTTGGTTTAGATAATCTACTATTATCACTCCAGGTTGCATTGTGTCTACTTTCTGCTTTAGTTCTGCTTGTATTCTTGAAAGTGTAAGACCTGGGTCATACACAATGTCTAATTGTCTTTCTTTGTTGAGGGGTTGCTTTCTTACTTTATTATGGAAGATTTCAAAATCTTGTCCTATATTTTGATATTCTGAGAGTATGTCCATGCCATTCTCAAATCTTCCTGCCCACCACTTTCCAACCTCATACCATTCTAGTGGGGTTAAACTTTTGTTTCTAATTCTTTTCATTGATATACTTGTTGCTATGGAACACATTCTCTGTAGAATTGCTCTACTGTCCATCTCAATAGTAAAATAAATAGATGATCTATTTTGGTTATACGCATTAACTGCTACATTACAGCAAGTTAAAGACTTACCTGCTCCTCTTCTACCACCGACTAATACTAAATCTTTTGGTGAGAAAGCAAAGTCAGAATCGTACTCTGCATTTAAACCTAAAGGTAAATATTTGTTGAGTTCTCCATCTGATTCAAATAAACTCATACCTTGCATACTTTCACTAGGTGGTTGCAAGTCTACTCTATCTCCTACATCTATTACTAATTGTGATAGCGAATCAATATTTTCTTGAGCTGTTTGGAATCCAATACTTGTTTCTATAAACTTTTGTAACTCTTTAAATATCTCATCTTGAGTATACTCATTCTTTAAATACTCTAGCAGCATCCAAGCTTCTATTTCTGTTTCTACTGATTCAACTGCATATAGTTTTGCTACTGTTGCATCGTCACGAACACTAGCATAGAGTTCTTGAAAAGTAGGAAGAGAGTTATAGATGTCTAGATGATTATTGATGACGCGAAAAATCCCTTGAAGATCACCACTTAAATAATTTTCTTTAAGTTCGCTCCAAGTCTCAATATCGTCTTGTACAATTATTTGCTTTAGTAATGCCGAAGCAAGATTCAATGTATATACCCTCCCGTGAGTAAAATAAAAAACGAGCAGGGGCTTCACTCGTGATGAACACCCCTTACTCTATGAAAAAAGAAAGTTAGCCGATTTCTTTTTTAGCTGCGCCGTTGTAGTCTGCACATGCAAGTCC